TTGCCACCGTCTGTATGGGTAAAGGTGTTACTGCTTAACGAAATGATTGCCCAAAATGTCAGCCAAGCTGAGCTTGCCAAAAGAATGGGCATTGTGCCACAAAGTCTAACCCGCCTTGTGGATTTATCGCACACCACCAAAATTGACACCCTTGCCAATGCTTTTGCCAAATTGGGTAAGCAGTTACAAGTTGGTTTGGTTTGATGCTTGATGACGCACCACCATCGCCGTGCGTCTTTGCCAATTGTCCCCATAAATCTCACGCACGCTAAGACTGCCATGGGGATGGTGCAAAATTAGGGCATTACCCACACAATCAGGCGTGGTTTCGCTTTTTAACTTGCCATCGCCCACATAAATCAAAGCATGATTGACATGATGGGTACGCCCAACACGGCACAAGATGACATCGTGCTTTTGTAAGTCGGTTTCATCTTGCATCTTGATAAAACCTGCTTTGGCAAAGTTTTTCTCGTATAAGGGTTCATGGTTCTCATCCTCCCACCAGTCATCAGATCGTGCAAAGCTTGGCAGTGTGATGTCAAGCTCACGGCTGTAATAGTCTTGTACTAGACTATAGCAATCTTGTACGCCATGATAATACTCACGCCCTAAAAGTGGGCTTTGATAAGTGGTAGGCTTATGGCGTTTGATGTCGCAGTATGTTGCCCCTGTCGGTGTATGACCTAAGCCCACAATCACCCAATCTATGTCATGTAAGCCCATTTGCACCTTATCCACTTCACTGGGTAAGGGTTCACCGTTTGGGTGGCTATGGACAATCGCTTCAATGTCGCCACGGTTAGACAATACCACCCATTCGGCAGTATCAATCTCAAACGCATTGGCAGGATTGGGGGCGATATTGGTACAAGGGTGGTATTGACCATCAATAATCACACCACAGCACTCGTTAGGATATACATCCTGAGCATGGGTTATGATTTGTTGTTGTAGGTTTTTAGTTAGTCGCATGGTTTATCCAATAAAAAACCGCCCAAGTTGTACTTGGACGGCTGAATATTTGTTTATAATTCAAAGGCTTATAAAATAAAAAAGCCAAATAATTTTGCGAAAAAACGCAGAAATTAATTGACTTTATTTGTATATTGTAATACAATACATTTCATCAACACAAGGGGTGTTGATTGGGCTAGGACAAGCCTAGCGGTAACATAAGGAGGAAAGGCAATGCTAAGACTCACAATCATCATTGCCCTGCTGTTGCAAGCTATCCAGCTTACTAACAGTAAAAGCCTAAGGTAGTTGCAGCTACTAAGGCAGGTTAGGTGGAAACGCCTAGCCACTCCTTACCCATTATCATAGCACCATTTTTATAAAAATCAAGGATTTTTTATGGCAGATAAAGCAAGCCCGCAAGCACGCAAAAAAGCAACCGCTAACTATTTTGATAAGTCACTGGCACGCATCGGACTTGTCATTAGCCATACTGAGCCTCATGTTTTAGATGCCTTAAATCAGATTATGGCTCATAAGGATTGCTCAAAGGCAATGGCAATCAAAATCGCTTTGGTTGAGTATGCCAAAACGCTTGACTAACCCACCAACCCAGCGGCAGGAAATCCGCCAAATCGCTGTTCATTATCTCTTAGTTTGCATTCGGTCATTCGCCCACCACATCTGTCTAGTGCTGGATTGTCGGTGGGCTTGCCGTCTGTGGTAAAGCGGTTGGTGCCGATATAGCCACATTCTTCGCCACGATAACGACCACAGACCGCCCAATGGCAGTAGCTGGTGATTTGACGCACAGGGATTTTTTGCCCTTCAAAGTCCACAGGGTTTGATAATTCAAAGGTGGTGGTGACATTGGTCTGGCTTGTTTTTTGCTCAATGTACCAGTTTTGGATTTTCAAGTTTTGTTCGTCAGCACTGGTCAGATATTCTGCTAATGTATGAATGACTTTTAATTTAGCCCCTACAAAATCACCGAACTTTAGGCATAAAAATCGTAAGGCTTGGGGTATGCCACCAATGTCGTTATGAATAATCAAAGTAGGGGTAGAAGCACGGCCGTCTGAACGCATCTCCAAACCGTCTGCCTTGATGGCGATGGGATGAAAATCCTGCCCCTGCCATCTAATCACCCCATCGTTATGCCCATGAAAACGGTAAATCTCACCGCCCAATTTACGTGCGTCTAATTCGTACAAGGTAATAAAGCCTTGTACAGTGGTTTGTTGTATGTCTGTGTTAAAACTCATGGCAATCTCATTTGATTAATCCGCCCAAGTGCCTGCATAACGCTAAGCACTTAGGCTATTACTTATCAGTTTAACCAGTAAGTTAAACTTACCTTAGCTTACTTATCTTGTTCAGCCTGTTCAGCCCCATCATCTGCCTTGTCTGTGGCTTCACTGGCAAGGGCAGCACGCACCCCATAACGGTCATTTTTATAAGACAAGCTAAACTCTGTGACCGTTTGGCTGTTGTCCCAGCCTTGCAGTTGACGCAGTTGATTGGACGCCCACGCTAAAAGGTCAGCACGAAACGCCGTGGTGCGATTGCGTTTTAGCACGCCGTTGTTAGGCTCACCGTTCGCCACCTCAAAGCCGTCATCCTCAGGGTAGTAGATGACTTCAATGGTGGCAGCTTTATCGCCATGTTGGTTTTTCCAAAAGTCCACCTGTGCGATAAAGCTCTGTAATACCTGTGCCTCGGTGCGTGATAGTTCGGTTAGAGTTGTTTCACTCATTGTTTTGCTCCTAAAAAAGCCCTTGATTTACAAGGGCTGTGGGTATGTCGCCGACATTAATGTCGTCGAGTTAAAAAACCGCTCATCAGATGGGCGGTTTGGTTTAAAAAACCTGTTCAAATTTTAGGCTAATCTCCCAAAAGTTGCCTTTTTTCTGACTGATTTCATAATTTTCACAGACATATTTTTTGGTTTGTCCATGCGGGTTTGTCCACAAAAACGGTATCACACCTTTGTGTTCATCAAGAAAGGTTTTGATGGGCAAGATGACCGTTTGCCAGTCGCCTGTTTTTGACCCTGACCAGTCCATACGCTGATTGTTAATACCATGACTGACACGCTGGGCATAGCCGTCACCAAATTGGGTTTTGCTAACAGCATGATGAACACTGGCGGACGCTCCCATGTTCATTTTCCAAGTGAAGGTTTTCATTTTTTACCCCCTATCGTCCGTTTTTAACGAAGTTATAAATGGAGCCACCTTGTCGCATTTCGCCATGAACGATGGCAAGAACGCCCGTTTTTAGGGCTTGCCCCATTTGATTTTTGCTATCATCTCTCACATCGTGTGAGCCGTCTGCGTTGATTGTGATGTGCTGGTTAATGACAACTTGTCCACCGCCATTGCTCATACTTGCTAACTTGTCATCCAGGGCTTTAGCAGTATGCCGTGGCAGTACACGCTCGCCTTTTTCTAAGTTCCAAGTACCTGATTTTGGCACGGACATAATGCCGTCGTGAGCTTGACCCACTGGCATGACCACCGATTTGATGGCACTGACAATCTTCGCCCCATGAGATACGGCTGTCGCCATATCTGCCAGCCCCTCAGGGAAACCCTTGGCAAGACCTTTACTGATGGCCTGCTGCATGGCAAGACCAGCTTGGGCGATGGCAAAGCCTTGTTGCATGGCAAACATGGCACGATATAGCCGAGACTGCTCACCTAGGCTGTCTTTGGCAATGCTGGCAAGTGAGCCGAACATATCTTCGCTGTCGCTAAGTATCAAGCTATTCATGGCGGTGCTATGGGCTTGTTCGATTTTGGCTCGCTCACTCGCTCCCCATTCTTTGATTTTGATTCGCTCTTCTTCGGTCAGTCGCTCGTTATCCAGCAGGGCTTGTAATCCTGTGTCTAGACTGGCGTACTGACCTGCTGTTTTGGCGTTTAACTCGTCATAATGATTGGTGGCGGGTGTGGCAAGTCCGACAGTTTGGCTGATGAGCTGTTTGGCTCGCTCAATGTCAAGATTTGCCCCCATCACTTGACTGTGCATGGTTAGCACATTGAGCTGGGATTTGAGTGTTTCAAGCCGTTTTTCTTCGTCTGTTTTTAAAGACTGAACAAGGCTGTGATATTCTTTGGTAACAAGAATTTTCTTTTGTTCTTGTTCTAAGGCATTTACCGCCATTTCTATCACTTTGTATTGCTCAGTGTGTCCATCTTTTAGCAAATGATTGTACTGCCCCAGCGTTTCAGTACGCTGTTGTTCAATGGCGAAAAGCTCTCGTGCCATACCTTCTTCCACGCCAAGTAAGGCAAGCTCATTTCTGCTGTCTCTGGTTTGCTTTTGTAATTCACGAGCCTTGGTAACAGCTTCTAAGGTGGCGAGCGTGCTTAAAATCTGCTTTTTCTGCTCTTCGTCAGCAAGATGCAGGGCGTTGGCGGTGTCTTGTAAATCATACGCCATTTCTAGGTATTTACTGCCATCAGCATTGGACAGGTGAATTTGACGCATGGCTTCTGTATATGTGCCTTGTAGCTCAAAATTGGCTTTGGCGATGTCCATTTCACGAGCCAACTTGCGAAGGTTATTTTTCATGTCATCGCTGGCACGATGAAACTTACCGCTTACCGATGTGATTTCAAATTCAATCTTGCTAAGTTCTGAGATAAAAGGCGTACTCATATCCCATTTAGCTCGTTCCCATTCGGCAAGCTGAGACTTGTAATTGTCATCCAACTCTTTTGAGGCTTTGCCTGCACCCTTTGCCACATCAGCCATAGACCCTGCCAAACCAAGATTGGCATCATGGGCTTGTTTGGCAGAGCTTTGCACTTTGTCATAGGCATTGACCACTTGGTTTTCTAGGTAGTGAGTATTATTTTTGGCGACGCTGGCGGTAAATCCTCCAAAGCCAAAATCAGTACTACCGTAATTCATGCGACCGATTCGCACCCGTCCAAGCAGTGCAACCGTGCCACCGCCAACCTTGCCAGAGATGGTATTTACACCATCAATAACAAAGTTGATTTTAGCTGTAACATCGTTAATAACGCCCTCAAGAACAAATGCGATAAAATTACCAATGCCTTTGAACACATTGGTGATTGCAGTACCGAGCGAGCTGATATTTTTCCACGCATACTGCGTAAAAGTAACCACACTCGCCCCTGCTAGGTCAAACACACGAGCGGTAATTTGCAGCACACCAACAAAGCCTTTGTGTGTCCCTGCAAAAAATCCCCCAAAGGCAGTTTGGGCAAAACTTGTGGCGTTAGCCGAACCGCCAATAAGATTGTCAAAGTAGTTAGCCGTTACTGTCCAAGCCGTCCCCAGTCCGTCCACAACACCACCAACAAAGTCCATTGCCAACACACCTGACACACTAAACGCATCGCCAAGCGACTCGATTGCTCCGCTTAGTCCTTCAGTGCGTGCGATGACCGCCCCAATGACGGCAGTCAAAACAAGAATGGGGTGAGCGGTGATGATCCGCCCAAGCGACATAAACGCACCGCCCAAGCCTGTGATGGTACGAGTGGCAAGAATGCCCACGCCCATCGCCCTTCGTTTAGCGGTGGTAACCCCTGCTAGGGCGAGCGTGTGTAGTCGTGCGGCCGCTGTGGCGGTATTAAAACTTTTTGCCAAACCAACCAATGAACGAGCATAGGCAACCGCATTTGTTGTGGCCTGTATGGTCTTCACAATCTTAAAGCCTAAGCCAGTGCTAAGCGACAGTATTTTAAGTTCTAGGACTTGATAAGCCGTGATTTGCCCTTGTACGCTAAATGCGTTGGCAACGCTGGCTTTGGTGCTTGCCACAGTTGCCCCTGTCAGTGTAACAAATGATGTTACTAAGGCAGAGTTTTTAGCGATGATGCCAAGCCATACCGCCCCGACCATCGCTGCCGCACTGACCAGCGTGCGAAAATGCTCAGCCGCCCATAAGACGGCATTGGCAATGTTTTGGCTCATCATGCTGTTTTGGTTCATGATGTCATCAATAAGATAATTATACTCGTTTTTAATGACTTGTAGGGCTTGTGATACCGTGGTTGGCATCTTAGCGGACATGGCGGACAGACTGTCCGTGGCTTTTGCCACCGCATTATAAACCACATCGGCGGTGATTTTACCGTCTTTGGCAAGATCTCTGATGGCATTTGATGTTACGCCCATCTCTTTGGCAATTAAATCCATCAAAATGGGAGCTTGTTCAGCCACTGAGTTAAACTCATCACCACGCAACACCCCTGACGCCAACGCTTGCCCAAGCTGGGTTAAAGCGGCCGCTTGGCTTTCTGCACTACCGCCACTGACACGCATTGCTGTTGTGATATTTTCGGTAAACTTAATCACTTCATCTTGGCTTTTGCCAAGTTGTTTTAATGACCGCTCGTTTGATGCGTACAATTGCCCAACAGAGTCAAGGCTGACCATATTACCCATCGCAATGCGTTCTATCTCACTCATTGCATGGGCATAATCTTTGGTGCTTGTGGTGGCAATTTTGATTTGACTTGTAAGGGTTTGCATGTCATCGGCGGTGGCAATGATACCGCCAACGCCAGCAACGGCAAGGGTGGTAAACATCACGCCTTTTAATGTGCCAAAAGCATTTTTTAAGCCATCTGTTTTACGCTTTAAGCCGTCAACATCATCACCTGCTTTTTTAGCACCATCGCCAAACTTTTTAGTCCCATCACCTGCTTTTTTAGCTTCATCACCAGCTTTTTTACTGGATTTTGACGCCTTATCCGCTTTGTCTGAAAAGCCATCAATACCAACGCTTGCCTTACCGCTTGATTGTTCAATCTTATCAAAATGCTCTTTTAGATTTCCCAAGGCGGTATTAGCACTATCGGCATTTACCTGTATGTCTAAGCGGTATGTATTTAACATAAATTCACCCAATAAAAAACCGCCCATAAAGGACGGTTGGTTTTTTAAGTTATATAGTGCTATTTAGCTTGTTGATTGGTGCGGATTACTCTAAAGATAGCAATCGGGGTGATACCATAACTGCTTGTATTCCTACCCATTGTTTCTTTGAGCGACTGAGACAATTCCAGGATTATATCGCCAAAGCTACCAGTTGTCATATCTATATTCATATCATCATTTGGGATGGCGTCTAACACTCCCAAAACATAATATTCCCCAAACAACACCTTACCATGCTTTAGGTTGATATCGTGTGGATTGCCGACCATTTCTCCACGATTTAAGGTCATCCATACCATGTCTCCACCGACTTTTAGTCTAGCTTCAAGTGCATATGGAATAGCCTTAATTAATTGAACCACCGGCTTGTTTTCCTCAAGCTTTTTCTTTACCGCCTGCCTTTTTCTATCACCATACAATTGCTTGTATTCTTCTTCGGTTGCAAAGTGCATTGTTGGCTCAAGTAGATTTTGCAGTGTTTCTATATCTGTAATGCTTAGCACACCGTTTAATAACACCAAATTACCTGCTGAATTCTCACCAAGTTCTCGACTGATAAATCCTAACTCGTCTAGCTTATCAATCATTTCCCTAGGTAATGTTGGTGTCGCATCATAAGTCTTTTCGCTAGATTGATTTTCACCTGTAGCATAGTTCACCTTAGCGTCAATCTTTGCCATAGCATTTACGCCAAAAGCACCCTCGCTCGCTAAGCTGCTATTAAGTGCGTTATTTGCCTTAATGCTAGCCAACGAGCCAAACCCTGTCAGCTGCGCATAAAACGAGCGAATTTTAATGCTGTCAAGATATAAAAAATCAAAGAGAGATTCTGTGGTTGGTAATTCTTGCGCCACGGTTAATCTCCTCTTTTACCTTTTTTTGCTCTTGGTGAAATTTCTCGGTTTCCCTGCTCATTGCTTGGTTTAGGCAACTAAACATATCACGCAAAAGTTGAGCAGAGTGGTGAGTTGCATCTGATTTTTTAGCATTATCTTGCATACACCCATCTCCTTGATGATAACAATACTAAAAGTATCGCTGAAATTATATTATAGCAAGCATGATATGGTTTGAACAATTTGTTTTACTTATCAATAACAAATACCAATGCCCCACTCACCATCTGATGAGCAGGGTTTTAAAACTTGTTTAATTCTTAACGATAAATCAAGGCAGCGCCACCATAATAATTTAAGCGACCTGGCTCAAACATGGGCTTGCCCTGCGTATTTTGCAAATCCAAAGCTTGAGCAATTTTGGCAATTCTTAAGATGGTATCTTGCCCGTCATGGTACATTTTTTGTGCGACATTCTCATCCATAAATGGCAATTCTTTTAAGCTTTTGATCAGCTTAAGATATGCTCGGATATTAGTTACACTATCTGTCAGTGCAATGTATAGCTGTTCATAGCCATTGCCGTGATTGTCAAAGCCATAATTGCGGATAAATGACATGGCGGTATCAAAATCACTTGCCAAAAGCTCGCTATATCGTGGAATGTTAAATTTTTGATGTAGCGCGCTATAAATCGTCTGATAATGCCGACGATTTGACTGGCAGCGGCGAGCGACCGCTTGGCGGATTTGAGCTTGTTGTTCGACGCTGATCGTATGGCGTCTTGGATTGATCGCCACGCCATCATGCCAATAGTCAAATAACGCTTGATAGCATTCTTTTTTGTAAGTGATGAGCGTTTCTTTGATTTCAGCTTTGACACGGTTTGTATCTACACCAAATAACCAACCATTTAAATATTGGATTGGTAGGCATAGCATTTTGTAGATTTTACGGTCTGCACCAGTTGTTGTTATCATAACAATAACTGAATTTAACACTTCATCACGCTTTATTCTTGTAAATTGGCTAGCCCAATCAAGACCAATATTTTCGCAAATTGGTTTCATGGCAACATAATGGTTACCGTCTTTTTCAAGCGTGATTAAGGTTTGATTGTGAAAATTCACGGTTTGGATTTGATTTGTCATGATGACACCTTTGAGATTTAGTTGGTAAAAATCGCATAGAGCGACAGGTTTCAACTACTGCTCAAAGACAGCGGAGCTTATTTCCCATTACTGGGTGTTGTATTAGGCTCTCTCAACCCGTCATAAGACGATTTGAAATGGTTTTTATCACAAAAAGAATTCGGATTAACTTTGGGATAAAATAGGCATAAAAAACACGCACTTTCGGGGCGAGATTTGATACCGCTTTGAGTTTAGTAGTAAGTATATAATACAACAAAAGCCCCACCATGTAAAGTGGATTTTACTGCCAATTCATAATTAAGTCTTTTGCCTTGTTAATATTAATCTTATCATCTATTGCCGTTGATGCTTTAAGTAAATTCTTAATGTCAGAAATTAGGACATTACTATCACTAGCAAAATAAGATTTATCATAGACTTTTCCATGAACACTACCCCAATGACGGCATAGCTCGGCTATCATTTCATCATCATACCTTAGTGCCAAATTTACACGGTCAATGACTTGTTGATAACAACCATTTTTTAAATCCTGCTTGTTCAAAATCCGAAAGATTTTAAACAGCTCTTTATAATGAGCCTTGTAAATTGTTGGCGGTTCGCATGAGATTTTTAACATCTCAACTGCTTTACTTAAATCGCCCGACTTCTTAACTTCCAGGGCTTCCAAGTAGTTATCAAGGTAATCATCTTCGCTATGTATGGTCCAAGAACCATCGGGGTGTTCTGTGATGATAGTCCTGAACCCAAAATCCTTATTTTTCATGCTAATTGCTAGGGAATTTGTGTTTATTAAGGATTTTGATTGAACCGTTGGATTTGTCTATAATCAAGGCTTCCACAGGTGTTTTGGCTTCACCAACTTTGCTTTCCGCCTTGACATAAATCTCAATTTTTTTCGCCTGCTCAAAATCACTCTTATAACTATGAACTTTTAAGTTGTGAATAAGCGGTTTTAACTCACCGCCGTCCACTCTATACCCAACAACTCCTGATGTTGGCATATCCAAAACAGATAGCTCATCCCCTTCTTTAACAGGAAGAAACGCACCCTTCATTTCCCAATTTTCTAGATTGATACTAACCGAGAAAGAATATGGGTCTTCTTGGATGTTTGGGTATCTATATCCCGACAGGTCAAACAGGGAAATTTTTCTGCGATAATCTGGAAAATGGCTTAACAGTGTTTCATAATCCTTTGATTTCATCTCAATAACGCCTTTATTCTGAGTGATTGAGATGTTAGGGCAGGTGAGTTTATAATCGGTATATCCCGCCCTGTCTGATTTAACAGGGTTGGGGAAAGAGGCTTCCTTCTTCCAATCCGCATACAGCTTGATACTGTCATTATTGGCATTTAGAATTAAAGATACAGTATCACAAACGATATCCTTCTTTGGTTGTGCGTGTGCAAAACCTGTAAATGAAAGCCCAATCAAAATAAATTTAAAAAGCTTTTTCATTCAATAACTCCCTAGTTAATCGGAGTTATAACTTTACAACATTTTTTCTTGTTTGTTAAGATATTATTTTGAAATAAAGCCCTAAGTTTTCTTAGAGCTTTTGTTATACTCATCAAGCCATAAATCATCAAGCATAAAAATAAGCTCAAACAGCCACGCCCTGGGCAATAAGCTTTGATAATGCTCACAAACATCACAAACATCACGCACAGACAACGGTAGGGCTATGCCTTGGGTGTATCGCCTTGCTCGGTTTGCCAGAGCAAAAACCATAAAGATATTGTCAACATACACATCACTAACAGCAGGCGTGGGTAAATCAATCCCCAACCGCTGATAGCTCTCAATACGGTTTGGGGTAAGTGTTACCCTGATTTTTTCCCATTGGTAGCAGTCATGGACTTTTTTACCAGTTTTGCCTTGTTGTCTTCAAATTCTTGGCTAAGGCTGGCATAAGTTTCAAATAGCAAGGTAATAAACTGTGTTAATTTGTCTTTTTCAAAACCTTGGTCAAGCAAAATTAAAAAGTTATCGCCATTGACCGCTAATGGCTCACCATCAGCGGTAACATTCCATTGACTGATACAATACTCACCTAAGATAAATAGCATGGCTTCGTACTCACCAATTTCATCTTGGCTATCACGCTTTAAGCTGTCTTTGGTTACCTTTTTGGGCGTGTTTGCTATCTTTTGTACTTCAGCGGCTGCTCGTTTAAACGCTTCGCTTGCTTGAATTTCAAGCGTCAATTCAAGCCCATCAAATTCAATCTCACGCTTAGCATTAATCTTAGCGTCTTTTTTTAATAGTGTTAAATCAAATGCCATGTTATTTTTTCCTTAAAGTTTATCGAATCGTATGGATAATATTGCCCATCTTAATTAAAAAACAAATGAACGGCGGTTAAAATCATATCCAGCTTATAAAGCGTAATCAGACTTGCCACCATCAGCCAAATGACAAATAAGCCATGTTTTTCAATTAAATATTTCATAAAATCCACAATTATGGTAATATATTCCACAAGTTAATTCCTTTTATCTGCCAAAAGGGGTTAATAAAAAAGCCTAGCTATTTGCAGTAGCTAGGCTTTTGTTTTATCACTGATTAGGCGGTATGTTTCTCAATGACTGGGCTTTCATCAACCACCGTGTAAGACAAATCCACGGTTACCAAATCCGTGCCTGATGGGCTTGGAATTTCGCCTGATACCTGAAATTTGGGGATTTTAATCACATACTTACTATTACCAAACTTAATCGGCAACTCAAGGCTTAGCGTTGCCCCTGTCATTTGGTTACTAATCATCTCATGGGCTTTTTGGCTATAAGCAATCGTCATAGAGCCTGTAATGTTGGTAAGCATGGCTAAGATATTACCACCATAGATATTATCGCCCAAGCACTTTTGTACTTCTGTTTGGTTATCAAGCTCAAAACTAAAGCTTTCAACACACACATCAAGTTTTGTGCCATTTACTTTAATCTCGCCAATAGACAAACCGCTTGCCTTAGCGGTATCTGCTTGGGCGGTCGGTGTTTTGGCAAATGATTCCGTTTTACTTTCTTGATAGCCTAGGCCTGTCATGCCAAATTTTAGTTTAATTAGGCTTGATGTATCCACACTCAGCCCAAAGCTTGAGACCACACAACCTGTAAAGACATGGTTAACATTAATATCGCTAAAATCCTTGGCTATAGCAAACTGATGTTTTGTTGCACCAACACTTAGCGTATTAGGGCTAGCACCTGCTGACCATTCACTCCAAAAAGCAGCAGCAAGTAATTCATCATACGCCCCAAACATAAGCTCGGTCTCAATATCGCCTTGTACTGACGCTGATGTTACCATGCCCGCTTTTGCCATGCGTGAGCCTGACAGCATTTCACTGTTTGTAAGCTCTGTGGCAACGGTTAAGCCATTACTGATATTTGGTAAGGTTTTCCAGCCAGTTTTTGGCAGGGTTTCGCCTGTTTGTTTGGCATACGCCGTTTTAACAAATGCTCCACTAGACATAATTTCTACTCCTAAGCCCTATGGGCTGTTAATATTACTGTACGACAACCCAATCTTCTGCCAACATATCAGTTTGACTGGCAAGCCAACCGACTGCAAATTTATTGTCTGCTGTTTTCATCGTGATAGATGGCACGGTCAGTTCGCCATTTTCATTCTGCATATCTGACAAATTAGCCTTAGTCTTAAAATCAATGTCGGTAGCAAGCAACAAATACATACCCTTGCCATTCCAACCTTTACGAGCGACTTTTTTACCGCCTTTTAACAACTCCACCGCTTGCCCAAAGGTTAAATTGTCGTTTTTATATTGCTCTTCAAACGCAAGTTTGGGTAACCACGACACATAACCATCAAAGCCGTCCACATTGCGTTCGGACACACCTGCATTAACGACAAGATAGCCGTCATCGTTAGGATTTTCATTATCAGGCACTTGCCACCCACGCAAATCATTGTATTCTTGACGGTTGAGCGGTGTTGCTTGTACCGTTCGGGTGGCAACAAATGAAGTAAGTAGGGCTGTTAAAACAGATGCAGTGATTAATTTCATAAAATCTCCTAATAGTACCGATACGGCACACTCACATTTATTTGATAAATACCGTCATTAGACGGCACATTGATGATGCTAGGGGCTAATAGTTCAAGCCGTCCTAACTGTTTTGCTTTTAGATGTTGGGCTAGGCTATCCGACCATATCTTAATCTTAACCGTGCCTAAATCCTGTGGGCAAAACAGCTGTATCACCAGCGTGCCTTGTTGCAGGATATTAGGCGTATTGCTAATACTGCGTACTTGATTGACACCACCCAAAATTGTAACCCTGCCCCAAATGCCATCAGGGGGTTTAAAGTTTCGGTTTTCTTTGGCTAAGGGGACATCATCAAAATGCTCCCAGGCTTTGATATGACCAAGGATTGTTTGTTCAATGTGAAAACTGTTCATTGTTTTATCCAATAAAAAACCGCCTATCTGATGATGGGCGGTTTGTTTTGTCAATCATTTTTTTGGCAATAAAAAAGCCAAACATTTTAGAGAAAATGATTGACTTTATTTGTTGGTTAGCTTACAATATACACCAACAAGACAAGGTATTATCAGTCTTGGAGGTGGTAGCAAGGTTGCTGGAACAACCAAGCTACTGTACACTCACTAGCAGAAGGAAAAAGCGATGAAAACTTTCATACAAATCGCAATTATCCTTGTGTTGATTATCTTACTAAAATCTAGCAGTTAAGTCAAGCTCTAATCAACACAACGCAAGTCTCACAGCGACATCGTGGGGCTTGCGACTGCACAACCTAGGAGATTAAACCATGCCAAAAATCACAAGCACCCCAAAAAGCCAAACACAGCGTACCGCTGACTCTGATGCTAAGCGTGGCTTTAAAACCAAAGGCTTAAAGCTACATATTGATGACATTAGCTTAATAGAAAACTTATCCAAACGCTTAAATATTCCCCAAAATCAGCTCATCATGGATGCTGTGCGTGCATATCAAAGACAGCTTGATTAACCCAAATTGGCGATGGCACTGTTAAAGGCATTACCGTACACCCCTGTTGGGGCTTGTTGTGACCAGCCGTGTTCAAGTCGCAACGCATAGGGCAGGTTGTTTTGAATGTAGATGAGTGGGTAGGTGTGTTTTGGAATGCCTAAGACAAGCTCAACACCGCCGCCTGTCTCGGCATAGCTAGGACTGCCAATGCTGATATGATGGGCATTTTTGTAACGCCCTTTACGCACAGGACTTAGAGCGATGACATTGTTATAACAGTCAATGGCAAATTTGCGATAAGTGGCGTCAATCTCATCAGCAATCGGATCAATGCTAAGCTTTTTATTCCATTTAATGCCCATTAAAAGCCCCTTAGCTGAATTGTAAAGCTCACCTCAGCAGGATCATGACTGATACTGATGATTTTCATCTCGTTAATCTCATCATCAATCTGTGGTATCTCTGTCAGCTCATCTTGTAAGCAAATCAGCTTAACATCGCTTTGCATGATGGTCTTGTTATCAATCTCATAGGCGTGAAAGCCTGTAAAAACGCCCCTACCGCTGTAATTGATGGTAGATAGTACTTGGGTATCATTAACCGCCCAATCGTCATCAGATAAGATGACACGCCTGCCTGTGAAGTCTTTGGCTACATCTTTTAAGTCGCCATCAAAGGCTTGGGCAATTTCAGTACTAATTTCAGCTTTTAACCCCATTTCACACCCTAACCAAAGGCAAGCCAAACATTCCCAAAGGCTGTTGTAAATACGGCTCAATAAGTGCTAAAGCGATTTGCTCATTTTGGCTCATCGCCTGCCCTTGCTCACCATCTGCATAGGTTTTTGAGACAGACACATCACCTGCTTTAGATGATTTGCTCGTCACTACGCCTTCGGTGCGTCCTGCCAACAGTTCGCCATTCATAAAAGCATGGGCAAGCTCAAGCCCTGCCTGCTTGATAGGCTCTGGCACATCGCCCACAAACTTCACACCTTTATTGATGAGATAGGCATTAACCACCATCAGCACACGCTCTTTATCAGGCGTATCAATGGGTAAATCATCTAACATAAAAACCCCCTAAAATACCCTTATAAGGATTTGGGTAAACCCCTATAAGGGTCAGATTATTCCTCTTTTGGCTTTCGGGTGCGTTTTGGCTTGGTATCGTCATCGGACACATTATCATCAAGCTCAAATCTTGGCAAATGCTCATAAGCTATTGGCACTTGCCCACAAACTTTATCACATTGTTCAAGATAATCTACCGCACCATAGGCTTTGGCGTTGCGAATAATAAGCCCATGCTGTTTAGCATAGGCTTGATTTTCTTGGCTAAAGTCATCGGTAAAATACAAAATACGCTCCATACCTTACCCCTAGGCTTTTGCGACAACCAACACGCCTGCGGTATCTTTGTCGCTTGATGCTGTCTTTTTCCAGTTGGTAGGCGTTGCCAATGCACCAGCGTTAGGATTTGCACCGCCTGCGGTCATATCCCACGTATACCCTTTAACGGATGCACCATAAGACCATTCAGCTTGATAAGCATTAGTGATGTTCTCTGTGCCTGTTTTTGGCACAATCACGCTGTTAAAATCGTTTTGGTTGTGGACAATCAAACCGCCTTCGGTTAAGCCCAAAATGTTATGCTTAGTGCTTTCATCGACCAAATCAGGGCAATCGGTTATGATAAACAAGCGTCCTTGTGGGTCTCGCAGTACACTGACATTTTCATAAGTGAATAGTCGCTCGTTGTTGCCAAGTGCTTTTAGTTGTAGGTTTGTCAAAGCACCAGAGTGCATTACCCACGCTCCAATCGCTTGTGAACGGTCGCCAAAACGGCTAGCCCCTTTGGTTAGGCTTGCAAAATCAAGGGCGGTTGTACCATCGCCTTCCACAAGAGCGGTATTGCCTTTAATGGCTGATACACCGCACTTAATGGCGGTATTTAGCATATCGGCAATGGTTGCACGTCCAAGCTGTTCACCAATCTTGATAGCGGCAAGCTGTGGGTTTTGCATTGTCCAGTTGTACTGTGCTGCCTCCCATAGGATTTCAGGCGTACCTGCTGCGATTTTTACCGCCACGTTTTTATGTTGGGTCAATCGTGCAGATGAAATGTTGTTTTGCCCATTTTCCACATCACGATGACGTACAAGGTTGGCAATCGCCTTAAAAGATGACGCTACATCAAAATCGCCCTTAAACGGCTTGGCAATCAGTTGAATTGTGCTGTTAGATTGTGCGTTAAATTTATCCACTTGTTGAGCGATAGTCTCGGTCATTACAAGGTGGGTTTCTTGGTTAAATTTGACTAAATCAAAAGCCATATTTATTCTCCGTTGTTTTGTTCATTTAGCCATGCAACACGCTCCTCATCGGTTTTGCAATCGGCTAAGGATTTGGGTGTATTTTTGCCCACGCCTGCTTGTGTCGCACCTGCACCACTTGCACCACTACCACGCAAAATGCTGTCTTTGTGTGGGTATTGGCTGATGATGGTTTCTAGTGCTTCGTCAAAATCTGCAAGCTCGCCTGGGTTCTTGCGTGAGTAAATCGGGTTTCCCCCCAAATTAGCCACAATCTTGCCGTTTTCCATCGTGAAATGACTGCCAAATGAACTTTGGACAATGTCAGACGGCAACAGCGTTTTGTCTTTGATAAAACTTGAGCGGGCAAATGCACCACCAATCACGGCATTGTTATATTCTTGTTTAATCTTATTGATTTGTGCGTCTTTCTCGGCAAGCTGTTCATCAAAAGCCTTTTTCGCTTCCGCTTTGACTTTCTCAACTTCGCCTGCGTCAATCAATCGCTTATCATCAAGGTTTTTAACCGTTTCAAGGGCTTTTTTAGCATCGTCAGCATTTAGACCATCAAAAGCCTTAAGTAAGGTTTCCGCTTTTTCTTTGGCTTCTCGGTGCTGTTTGGCTTCTGCATTGAGTTGTGAGATTTTCGCCATGTTTTGCATGGCGTCAAAAGCAATCTCTTGCCCATCGTCATACATATAAACAGGCTTACCATCTTGCACAACCACATTACCGTTTTCATCAAGTTTTAATTTCATAACAAACTCCAAAAATCGTCTTTCCAGACGTTACACCCTAGTTTTCCAACATCGGGCAACAAACCCACAAGGGGGCTAAAAAACTTTTTCAAATATCTTAGGTTCAAGCTGTCTCATTTCATCAAGTGTCAACGGCTCAAAGTTTTTATCAAGCTGTAATGCCTTAAACCGCTCAATTCCTATCTCGCCAAACAGTTTCGCTCTCGCTTTACCAAGCGCCATCTCTTGCGTTTCCAAAGCTTGCTTTTTTAGCCATTCATAATAGCTAACATTATCTGTTACACCGTTTTCACTGGCACGCTTAGTAGGTGCTGTCATTCCCTTATACACAAGGATGGTTGTACTACGGCAATTATGATGATAAGGGGGATATTTAGCCTTATCAATCGGCATTATCGTATGGTCTAAATACCTACAAATGGGGCTTGTGCGTGTATCAAGCGTGGCTAGTACCTGCACCCCTTGGATAATATCACTATACTGCACCACAAACTCTTTTTGGGCTTCGCTTGAGATAATCGCCGTTCCTGTGCGTGCAATGGTTTGGGCTTGGCGTTTGGTGGCGGTTAAAATACCATCTTTAAAACCGCCCTTTTTCGTGCCACGGATTGCCTTTACCAATTGGTCGTTTGTCCACCCCTCATAATGGGCAAGGCGTATCACGGCGGTTAGACGGTCAGCTTCATCATCGGCAAACTTGGCAAGCAATTCATCAAGGCTTAAGCCCTTAGTAACATTCAACGGCTTTTCAAAGGCGTGCTTGATCGCCTTGTCTAGCTTGTCATTTTTGGGCTTGGCAACCTTAGCAAGTTTTCGCTCATGCTCAATTCTTAGCCCAAAAAATCCACGCCATTCATTTTTAAGCACCACGCCATAGCCTGTAAACACTTGCCAAAACCGCTTACGGCTTGATTTGATGTGCTTGTATTCGCTAACGTCAATATCATCAATGATTTGGTTAAGCTCGTCATCTGGGAATAACTTAACCAAAAATGCCTTGAACCGCTCAATCATCACGGCAAGCAATAACTGTTTATCCATCTAATAACCCATCAATATCATCATCGGTTAGCTCGGCATTAATCAGATTAAACTCACGGGCTTTGTCATAAATCACGGTTCTTGGCAACTTACCACCATCAACCAACTGTGCAAGCCCCGTCAGCACACCCACATCTACCGCAAGTTGGTTAAACTGCTGACGAATGATAAATTTAGGCTCATCATCAATGCCCATATAAACATTGCACCATCTAAGTAGGGTTAAAAAGCCTTCGTTAAGGTTCGCCACACACAAAGACGCTTGGCTGTGCTGTGCTGATGTTTCATTTTCTGCTTGGGTTGCTGTTTTGATTGTACTGTTTGCTTGCTTGTGCGTTCAGTAGCCTTGTTTGACTACCTAAAGTTGTTGCCGATATGCCGTTTTTCTTGAATTTGTAAGCCAGTCATACGCTTACCTGACCTTTTTAGATAACACAAAACAAGGTGCATTTTGCTATTTATCCTTTGGTTGTTAAAATCACGCTTTTTTGCTGATTTTTTCTTTGGCTGTTCGGAATTGTCAAGATTGATGACTTTGCCACCTTTTTTGATAAATTCAGCGATTTGTTGCTCTTGGGCGTCTAAATCTGTTCTTGAATAATTAAAATCATTGCTCACAGAATTAGAGTTTGGTATAATAAATTCGTTCATTTAACTTTCCTTAAGTTAATCCGAAAATGGACACCGCCCCTAGCGATAACTAGGGGTTTTTTGTTGTTCTCTGACATATTCCCAATTAATATCAGGACGCAAGCCTTCCGCTTTTACCTTACCGCCTGTCGCTTGCTCAATAGCTAAGCATCTACCCCTTGGCGGATTGTTTTTATCCCATTTACTCAATGCCCAAGGCGTGATGCCAAGTGAGCGAGCCAAGGCTGATCAATTTCCTAAAATGATACGCCGTTATTCCAAAGGTCAAGCCAAGCCAAGAAACGACAAAATGAAACTGCTTACGCAATGTCTTGGTGTACCTATAACTTGGCTTGATTACGGCGAAGGTGAGATGACAAAAAATAATGATAAACTCACCCCTATCATTGAATGGGACGATAGCACCCCACTGGATGATGATGAAGCTGAGATCCCTTTTTATAAAGACATTGCCTTTGCTTGTGGGCATGGTGCAGTCAATGGTGATGCACCGCTTGAGGGTCGTAAGCTGCGCATGGGCAGACGCACCTTGAGCAATCTGGGTGTGATGCCCATCAATGCCTTTGCAGTCACTGCGTGCGATGACAGCATGACGCCCTATGTGCAAGATGGCGACACCATCTATATCGATAAAAGACGAAAAGAAGTCAAGGATGGGCGGATTTTTGCAATTCGCTTTGGGGAGCTGTGCTTATGTAAGCGTCTGTACCGACTGCCTGATGGTGGCGTGCGTATCGTCAGCGATAATGCCGCTGAATTTCCTGAGCAGGTCGCCACCAAGCAGCAGATCAGCGATGGTGAGTTTGAAGTGATTGGGTGGGTGTGGAGTGTCAGCCGTCTTGAGCGGTGGTGATGAATTTAAGATCGCCAAACGCATATTGAAGAAAATTTAGGAGTAATAACCGTGACAGCAGAAACCTTTCATTTAATACCAGCTATCACAGGTGCTGTGAGTGGCGCTGCATCAGTTGGTTTGCTAAATGGGCCTTTGCAAACCTTTCAAGATATTTGGTTTGTGGTATATGGTCACAAGTGGCATTATAAAGTTGAAAGCATTAAGGCTCAACAAGCAATGAATATACAAGCCATGCAGAACAACATTCAGACCGGTATTGAAAAAATACCAGCAAATGCACTCAAAGACCCCAATGTGGCAATTATCGGCCCAGCGTTGGAAGCCAGCCGATTTCATATGAACGAAGAGAACATTCGCGAAATGTTTGCCAATTTGATTGTGTCAGCCATGGATGAGAGAAAAGATGGTCAGGTGCATCATGCGTTTGTAGAGATTATCAAATCACTTAGCCCATTGGATGCCAAAAATCTAGAATATCTAAGTCAAAGCGGTGATGCACCAATTGTGAATATTGTCAAAGAAGCAAGTTATGGCTTTCATATGCTTCACCAACATGTATTTTTAGGCAATCGCCAAGTACTAGATCCCAACTTGATTACACCATCTATTGATAACCTTGCACGCCTTAAGCTAATAGATGTGACATATACCGAACACTTGACACATGAACCAGTCTATGATCCCTTTTATCACTCAGCCTTATATCAAGAAAAAGTTTCAGCACTGGGCAAAGAGCTTAAACTTCGAAGACTGGATATATCCAAGCTTCAAGATCTCACTAGACCAGTTGAACTCGATGGCAAGGTTCTAAACAAAGATGAACGAACTGAACAAATAGAGCTGATAAACAAAGAATTAGAGTCCAAAATTGAGATACAAAAAGGCATTATTAAACTTACTGCTTTTGGTAAAAATTTCCTAAGCGTCTGTTCGCCCACGACTTAGAGACTGCTTAATCTCATTTACAAAGCGCTTAGTAAAGGCTTTTTTTGTTCGTCCGTCATGGGGTTTGGGTCAATGATGAGAAAATCCTGCACCGATTTGTCTTTATCCGCCGCTTGCATGTAGGCAAGTAAGGCAAAGCCTTGTAAGTATTTTTTGGCGTTTTGGGTGGCTTTTTGGATGTTACGGCTAAAATGAACCGTATTTGCTCCAAGCACAATGTTAATTGCCAGTGCCATGTTGTCATCCTTTAAGTAAAAAAAACCACCGCATTGGGTGGGTTTTGGTCGTGATTGGGTCGTTAAGCGATGTGTTTTAAAAACTGCTGATATTTGTGCTTGCTTAATTGTAAAATGGCAGATTTGCTATCGTCAAACTCAATATGACAAACATAAGCGTCTTTGGTACGATTGGGTAGCCCAGCACCAATAGACAGGGCAACCAGTGCAGGCAAAACGCCCGCCCTAACAAGCAGCGTGCCAACAGTGGCACTGATGGCACCATTTTGAACCGAATTTGCCAAATTTGCCACCTGATCGATGTCAATGAGCTCAAATCTTTGTACCTGAGTGCTAAGATTGTACACATGGTTTTTGTTGGTTTGTTTGTCCATGATGGCAAGAAAACAACCAAACGATGACGCCGATTTTATAAAATCATCAGAATGTAACAGTTTAATGCCAAACATAACAAGTCTCATCAT